TTTATTTTGTATTTTTCAAAACCGTAAAAGTTCATTTACTTTGAAAATAAATATAGAAATAAATCATTTCCGTTATCGAAAATGATTTGATTGGCGATGAATGTATAACATCAAAATGGACAAATACAGTCAATTGTCAAGCCCGAGTTTCGATTGGAAAGAAAATGCTAGAAGCAGACTTCAATTGTCGAAAAAAGCCTTGACTGAACATTCCAAAGTAATGACTAAACTAGCCAGTGGAAACGCATTCATAGAACCCATTTTTGGGGGATGCAATGTCTTCATCCAGCTGTCGGAGATGGTAAGACGAGGGGTAATGCCCATATTGGACTCGGTCAACGCGCGCTTTCCTGAACGACACTTTTTTGCAACCTGCATAGAAGAAGATTTAAACTCGGCAAGAATCTGTATTCGCCGACTGTACAAGCACGGCTCTCACAATTACCTTTTTCCAGATGAACTTGAGTACGTCAAGTATCTCATCCACAATGAGTCGTGCTGCTGTGGTGAATGTTTGACCTCATTCACGGTTGACATAGACTCGTCTTGCGTGCGCTTTTGCAGATTCAATCCTCCCGTTGCTCTGCCCGAAGAGCACCAACTGATAATAAACAGATTCCAAGAAGGTCTGCAGCAACGTGTCGCAGAAACGGAAGCAGAAACGGAACCGGAGACCTCAGACAGTGCATTTTTACAATTGGCGTCTATGGCAATTGAAGAACGCCGTAGCCGCTCCGCGGCATCGCAAAGCAGCGAGCAAAGACGACCAGAAGTTGAACCGCCGGCTGATTCACAAGAGCGTGGTCCGCACATACAGGTGAACAATTACGGAGGTATTCGAGTCAGAGCAACACAGCAGTATATGCCGTTCAGACCGGGAATATACTTACCTATGGATTCTAATAACATAAGCGGTGAACTGATTGTTGACATTCCAGCTAACACACCTTACCAGCAATTTTTAAGCGCGGAAAACGTCCGGTTGGGTAGAGTCAGCGTGGCTTTTAATCTCGGATATCTGAACTCGATAATGGAAGAGGTTATGGCTTTGGATTTCGACTATGAGGTGGACGAAAACGAAGTTGAGGTTGATTTCGACGACTTTCAGGACGTGGCCGTGACTATGGACATAGAAGCGTACAATAATGCCGTCGACATTGTGAAACCGGAAAATGAGGAAAAATGCCCCATATGCATCGAAAACCTACACACAACAGACGATTTGAATCTGCGCAGTCTTTGTGTAAGGGTAAAGTGTTGTGGAAATATGTTTCACGATGCTTGCTTGAGACACTTGCTGTGCGACGTGGGTCCGTGTAAGTGTCCGATGTGCAGGGTCGATATGCGTTCTTTTTCAGAACAAAGTTAGAAAGAAAGAATTGTGTAGAATAAATATGAATAAAAAAGTTACATTAGCCATTGCAGGAATTGTGACCGCCACCGTTATTTTAATGTGCGTTTTACTTTCGTCCAAACGCAAAGAGAATTTTACCTCTGAAATAGTTCATTCGCCAAACTCCAAAGAAGAACTGCGAAAGCGCAGTATAGTAGACGATAAACTGAAAAGAGTCGCTACAAGCATAAAAGGAACTCGCAAAACGCCCATCTACATAATCGACGACTTTCTATCCGGGCAAGAATGCGACGCGGTCATAGATTCTGCCACAAACTTGTTTGATTCGGAGCTGACTTCGCCTAGCTCTGACAAGTATTTCAGAACGAGCAAAACGGCCGACTTTACGGGAGTGGGTATACAGCCTGAGATAGACAGAAAGGTATACGACCTTGTGGGACGGTCGGCGAACACGGCCGAGACGACACAGATACAACATTACAAACTGAAAAATGAATTCAAGGATCACGTAGACGCGTTCGACAGAGAAACAGACCACCAATTTTGGAAAAATGGACAGCGTACGTGGACGGTTATGATTTATTTAAACGATGTCCCAAAGGGAGGAACAACCGAATTCAAAAAGTTGAAGGAAGAGTGCGTGCCCAAGAAAGGAAGAGCTGTTGTTTGGTCGAGTCTTAACGAAGACGGATCGATAGACCACGATACGCTTCACTGCGGAACGCCAGTTCTCGAAGGAGAAAAGTGGATCACCACCACATGGTTTCTAGACACAGAGCATTAGTTTTTATACTCGACTGAGTATAAAATCTCTCTGCTCAGCTGTTAAAAATCCGTTTAATTGTGGCTGCGATGCTTACAATGCGCCAGGCGGAGTTCCCGGCGTTTAATCGGCGTCGCCGAAATCGGGTATCTCTCCGCGTATATAATAGTAAAGAGATTGCGTAGTATGCTCCAACTCTACTGGAGTGATAATTTTAAATTTGTCCTCGACATACATTTTTTTGTAAAACCACTTTTTCACCTCTTCAACACTCTTTGGTAAATTTCCAGATGAATCCTCCACGAAAATTTGACGCATTTGGAAGTAGTCTTTGTTCGCCGACTGTCTGTACTCTTGTTGCGTAGGGTTGCGCGCCTTAATTACTCGCCTTAATCTATCAATCTCAGACTGATTTGCCATTTTGTTTTGATAACAATTGTTTATCAAAATCATTTTCAAAGTACGTTGCTTCTCCTTGTTTCGATCAAGGGACCTCTGGGTTATGAGCCCAGCGCGCTTCCGCTGCGCCAAGAAGCAGTTTTAGTTTTATTTACTGTTTATTTTATTATTTATTTCTGTTACATTCTCATCGCCGACGGAGGGTACATTCCATTGTTGGAGTGCTCTCGTCGGTTCTTTGACTGCATCCCATCGGCTGGATGGGGCGGTTCCTGTTCCATCTGCATTTTTCCAGCATCTCCGTTTGCGCCATTCTTCGCGTTGGTCATCATCATTCGAACGTTTCGCTGCACCTGCTCGAAATCGGCTCCTACCATTCTGTGCACCTTTTTGCCTCTGAACCAAAAGTCGAATGCGGGGATGCTTTGCACATTCGCGGAAAGCTTGTTTGGATTGGTTTTGTCGTACTCTTCTGCGAACAGCATAATCTTACCTGGTTTGTTTACTAACTTTGCCAGAGCGTTGTATTTCGGTGCTATCTCAACGCACGGTTTACACCAGGGGGCTGAAATCTTGAACACGCAGATTTCGTTCGACCAGATCATCTTGTTCTTTTGCTCGCGCGTGGTCACTTCTGGAGCGGATGACCCGTCGTAAACGGTAGCGGCAGAAGCCGTCTTTCCGCCCCGAGATCCTCGGGAATTCACCGCTCTGGCCTGTGCTTCTTGCTGGGCGTAGGCGCTGCTGCGTGCCAATTGTTTCTTCTGTAAATCCAGTTGTTTCTGTTGCTGCTCCAGCAAATGTTGCTGCTCCAAAATCTTTTGCTGAGCGGAGAGCATTTGTTCTTGGACAACCTTTTCCCTAGCCTTTTCAGCCGCAGTGGAACCTAAGTCGTTGTATCTTTTATACGATGCAGACATTTATCCACACCAACCAACCTGTTTAAGTATCTTTACATCGCCGCTCCGCTACGCGGTTAATCTTCGTCGAAATCGTCGAAATTGTTGACGTGATCCGGGTCAAAACGGTCGTGATGATGCTTCCAAAACTCGCGACACCCGAATCTAAAATTGTCGGGCGGCGGATCCGCCTTGTAGTAAAACACGCAATCCTGCCACCGATTCGTTTGGATCGCGTTGTGAATGTACAGGCACGTGTAGTCTGTCGTCAGCGCGTCCATCAACTCGCAAAAGATGTTGAAATCCCCGATCACACTCGCGTAGTTCTCGTACAGCGCTTTGCGGTTCTTCAGAATCGGCTCACGAAGGATGAATACCCCGTCCACGTTCGTACGGATTGCCGGGTTGATGTCCATGGCGTACTGCAAAGACAAAATGTAAAGCATGTTCCAGTGCCTACCCCTCTTGTACATACCTTGCTGAATCTTTGTGTTGAAAATTTTTGAACTGTCCGTGCAATCATCGCAAAGCACCACTGCCCACGGATTGTTCATCTTCTGCTTAGCCATCTTCTGACGCTTCACAAACTTTTTCAACTGAGACTCGCTGTACTCGTTGAACACAAACGACGCCGGAAACATCTTGCTGTAGAACCCGTTCGAGTCCTCTGAGCCTGACATAATTATACCAGCGGGTATCAAATGTTTTTTAGCGTACAACAAGGCTGATATCAACGTAGATTTTCCTGTATTGTGCACAACGGAGTAGTCTTCCAACAAGAACAGGTGATTCCCGTCGAGTGTAAATCCGTAGTAGTTGTCCTCTCCAACAGACTCGACCGATTTAATCCCAGTCATCAGTACATCTTTGTTCAACTTTCGTGGCGATGCGCTTTTGCGTTCGATCCTGTTGGGTATCGCGTCGAGATGTCCAGAAATGCAGCACCTGTAGTACGTGCCTGTGACCGATCCGTTCGAACCATTCGTGCACGTTTTCTCGCATTTTTTCTTGTACGCAGACATTCCGAGAGAACGCGCAAGACTGAGCAGTCCGTCCACCAATTCTTCACTTTTATTGATGAAATCATATGTGTTAGATTTGTCTAAGTGACCGTCGCTGTCCAGGAGACCTGCGAGCAGCTCCAAACGAACTTCGCGAGAATTGCTAATGTACTGCTGTGGTATATGCTTGCGGTCGATAACACCCAGCTCTCGAAGACCCTCTCTGAACAGATTACCGTACCATTTTCTATTCCCCATTGGCTGGCTAATACTATATCCATACTCGCTGTTTCCGATTTTGCGCACGACAAGTCCTTGAGGCTCTAACACGCGCTCGAATTCGGAAACGACTTCTTGATCCGCCGTTGTGAACCGCGCTTCTCCCAACGTCCCATCCCCCAACCAAATACCCAACAGATACGGATCGACTTTTACTTCCTGAGGTGGAAACTCGACCCCACTTCGATACCACTTAAATCGATTCCGCCAAGTGTCGCTCTTCTTGAGGTATTCCGACACGGTGAGGTTTTCGACAGTACCGTGTTTGATATCGTTGTAGCCAGTGCATTTCAAACTCAAAATATGATTCTTATTCACTACTACAGAGTCTCCTTTTATGGGCGTGATTTTGTACATCTCCTCGTACCCACGGCAAAGCTCCATAACCGTGCGCGGTTTGCTATCGTCTCCCATGAGAAGGTCGCCTTCCTTTACGTCCTCGACTGGAACAGAAGTTCCATCGAATCTCATAACACGGGTGCCCGCTTTAAAACAGCCCGGCTTCCCCACGACCACGAGCTTGAACCCGCCGGCGTGATTCCCGCTCGTTGCAGGCGCGATAAGCTCCAGATTCAGTTCTTTTACTTCGATTACTTCGCTCATTTCTTTCTCACCATTTTGTCATACTTTAAATCACTACCCGGTGAAAACGATCGTAAATAAAGGTATTTTACCTATGCATAAATCAACTATGAATACGAATAAGATTAATCAAACCTTTCAAATTATATCCGACCTGCACATCGAAGCAGGCGATCCCAAATCATTTACTGTCATCAAGCAGATAGAAGCGCGCACGCCCACTTTGGTCATAGCAGGCGACATGGGATCGTTTCACCGCATACAGCCTATGATCCAACTGCTCGAAGAAGCGGCCGGCAAGTTCAAACACGTGCTCTACGTGCCGGGAAACCACGAGTACTACCACGACTCGAACGCAAACAGAAAGTACAAGTCTCTAGGAGAGTTGCTGTACGCCTTCAAACGCGCCGTTTCAGAGAATCCCCGCCTCCAAAACGTTCACGTTCTCGATCGAAAAATGGTCAGCATCGACGGCGTCACGTTTGCCGGAGCTACTCTTTGGTCGGACGTTGGAAACGCCAAAGCGTTGCCCGAATACATACGCCTCGACGTGTCGGTAGAAGAATACCAGGCGATGCACAGACGAGACATTAAATGGCTTTATCGCGTGTCTAAAATGAAAACTGACGGTCCTTTGGTCGTCATCACCCACCACGCCCCCTCGAAAACTCTGCTTCTCCCCTCGCGCTTCGCCAGAAAATACTCGTCTTTCTACGCAACCAATCTCGAGAACACCTCCATCTTTAAAAAGGCCGACGTGTGGGTGTTCGGACACACTCATCACAACGTCGACGTCAACATCGGATCCACTCGAGTCGTAGCAAACCAATTCGGCAAAAAAAAAGACGCTTGCAATGCAGATTTTAAAAAAATTATTGCCATAAATTAAAAATGGCTTTCTTATATCAACCTCCAAGACTTCCGTACTCTGGAACCGAGCTCGGTTTAGGATCTAACGTGTTTTGTAAAAAAATTTTGTCCGCTAACATTCTGGATGGTGGTCCAGGTACATCTCTTACAGCCTCAGCCCCAGCCACTGCCACAATTACAGGCAAGTGGGTGACTGCAGGTCTCGCCAACGGCCAGACGTACGCAACAGAAGTCACTTTTAGCTCTACCACGGGTACAGGAACTGGAATGAAAGCTAAATTTTCATTTGCATACGCAGGCGAAGTAGACGATGACGGAATAGCTTTATCTGCCGAAGTCACTAACCCGGGATCTGGATACGTATCAGGAGAAGTAGTAACTTGGGATGCGGCCGACATTCTTGCTAAGTTTAAGCTAGGCACTAACCCGCCGACCCTCTCGACGGCGTACACTAGTGTTGATTCTGCTTACACACTTACGCTTGGGGCCGGTTCTACGTCAACAAGCGCTGTCATTTATACTGAGGCCGGGAGTTCTGGATGGCAATTTACTTTAGGTGGCGTATCTGGCCAAGTGCAACTCGTTACTATTATAATTTCAGATGACGGCATCGCTGGTAATGACTATGCAGATAGCGACTACGTAGTAGTCACCAACATAACGGGGGGAGTGGCTGAAACAGAAATATCGACGGCTGGCATTGCCTCTGCAAGTATTTTCCATAATACTGATAACAAGACTGAACAAATTACCTTGAGACGCAGTGTTGGAGATCGCGGTAGCGGCACGGATGCGACTCTTGCTGCTGCCGATGTTACCGTCCGTCTTTCCAGGAGACAGCTACAACAGTAAATAATTTCCAAATGTGTTTAAATTCTCCTTTTAGAATTTAAATCATAGAAACATGGATTGAAAGTTGTGTGTTGATTCGTCGTGGGTGTTTGCGCGCGATTTCACGGCGTCTTGAATGTCTTGAATGGATAGACATCCGTTTTTTTTATTTTGTTCACGCAAGAGTCTTTTGGAGTGTGCGATTTTGCATTTGAAGAGAAAGTTTTTGATGGCTCTGCCTTGTCCGTTTTCAAAGAGAGTTTCGTCCTGGAAGACGTTTTCAATGTCGCGTTTGTCTTTTTCTTCAACCGTCCATCCGATGTCGTTGATTTGCGACAGAAATATTTTGTTCAGTTGTGTTCCGGAGTAGGGTTCCAGGACGTGCACCCATTGGAATCTGGACTTGAGTCCCTTGTTGAGGTTGAAGAAGCAGCGTTCAATGTCCTTTTCGTACCCGGCAATGATGCATATGAATTTGCCTGCATTTTCCGAGAGAAATCCGCAGAGCGTGTCCACGGCTTCTTTCGAGAAGGAATCTTTTCCTTCCTTTCCTGATCCGAGGGAGTACACTTCGTCGATGAACAAGACTCCTCCTAGACAGGATTTGAGCAGCGCGAGCGTTTTCGTCGCCGTTTGTCCCAAGTAGGAGGCGACGAGGTCTTCTCGGTGCGCGATTTTAAAAATGCTTTTGGGGTTTTCAATGACGCCCAGACAGGCGTATATTTTGCCGAGTATTCTGGCGACGGTCGTTTTGCCCACTCCGGGCGGACCGGCGAGCATGGTGTGCAGGTACTCGTTGTTGGTTATCTTGTCGAGTTTCTGCAGAAAGTAGACGAGCTGGTCGAAAACCGTCGACTTGAGCATTTCCAGTCCGATCAGATCGTCCAACTCTTGCAAGTGGTCGCAGCACCGCTTCAGTGAATCATTGTCTATCCGCACGAACCGCTGGCCTTGTTTTATTCGTTTTCCGAGTTCGATCAAATCTTTCAATGTTGTCAACTCCGGCAGTGGCAACATTTTTTTCTTTACGTACGTTTTCACCAACCTTTTTCCCTTTCCGCTGGACTTGGATTCGGACTTCTTCTTTAAACCAGTGTCTATTCGAGCTTTCACGTGCGACACGTTGAGGGGGCGATTGATTTGCTGCTTCTTCAATCGTAGTCGTCGACGAGACGTTGTCGTTTTTTCATAATCGTCGTCGCTTTTGGTCATATCATAGATTACTTCAATTTTACTTTTAAAAAATATTACTCAGCGACGACTATCGTTAATTTCCAACTTAAAAAAAAAATATTGCACAATATAAAACAATGAGCATTCAATCATCCAACATTACCTCGGGATTCATTGACCTCGCCACTTACGACGAGCTCGAGAAGTACATGTACGGCTGCGGCGACGCAGTTGCGTACTTCGTTCGCACTACGTGCAAGTCTACCTGGTTCACTCAGGTGCCGGTTGTTCTCTCGAACGCCTCTGGTCAGCCCAAGTTTGGCCAAAGCTGGTCGGTCAGCATTTCTCGTGCTGGTGATTACCTGCTTCAGACCTGGCTTCGCATCGGTCTCAACCAAGTCAAATACTTTCCTAACACGCCGGCCGAGGAGTTCACTCGCATCCGCTGGACGCGTAATCTGATGCACAATCTGATCAAGGAATGCGCCATCACGTTCAACGATCTGGTCGCTGCTCGCTTCGACAACACGCATCTTGATTTCTGGGCGGCCTTCACCGTCCCGAAGGGTAAGCAGCTGGCTTACAACAATATGATCGGCAACACTGTCGCGCTTACCAACACTAGCGCTGTGGGTACCGCTGCAGCTGGAGTCAGCCTTCCTCCTGATCTCGATAATCTTGCGGGTGGATCGCTGGATGACGTCGTCCAGAAGGATGGCGGTCCGAGAGTGACGTACCTCAACCTGCCGCTGCCCTTTTTCTACTCCCGCGATTCGGGCGTCGCGCTTCCGACGGCGGCTCTTCCGTACAACGAGATGCGCATCAACTTTACCTTCGCCGACTGGAGGGATCTTCTCATCGCGGAGCGTAATGTAACGGCTGCGACCGCAAACCAGCCTTATGTTAAAAAGTTCCAAGATGCAACACGACTTTCAATCGGCGGAGCACAAACCGTGGGCAACACTGAACCGTCCTTCGAATCTGTTCAGGTTTGGGCGAACTACGCTATCGTGTCCAACGATGAGCGTAAGCGTATGGCCTGTGCTCCGCGCGACATTCTCATCGAACAGGCTCAGATGGCATCTAAAGTCACGGTGACCCCTCAAACCAACACGTCCCAGTCGATCGATCTGCGTCTTTCCCACGCGATCAAGGTTCTCTTCTTCGCGATCCAGAATATCACTCACGATAATGAGGGTTCCACCTACACCACCGGTTCGCCGCAGATGGGTGACCTCACGGCGTGCCCGCTCAAGTTCAGCGGTCAGTACCAGGTCGATCCTCTCCTGCGCTGCTCTCTCGTCTACGAGAACACCAACCGTCTCGGCCAGATGGGCAACGACTACTTTTCGCAGGTCAACCCGTACTTCACCGCGCCGGTCGTCCCGGAGGTCAGCGGTTACCACTGCTACTCGTACTCGCTGGACTTCATCTGCCTCGACCCGATGGGTTCCACCAACTACGGCAAGCTTACCAACGTGTCGATTGTTCCGGAGTTTACGGCGCTTTGCCAAAACGCCGCCAAGAATAATGGCACTGGAAGTGCTTCCTTACCGCCGCTCAGTCAGGCCGGTGCCGTTGGTCCAAACAACCCGCAGTCCTCTGGTATCCAGGAACAGCAGAAGTACAAGTTTGTGCTCACCTGTGTCAACAACAACATCATTCGCATTTCGGGCGGGGCCCTTGGATTCCCTGTCTTGTGAGTTGCACCAGCGCACCCGTATACATTTTATACTACAAACGTAATATAAAATAAAAATGATTTAGAAAATGGGATATTAAGATTAACAAAAAAATGACTACTACATCAACATTCAATCACGGAAAGTATGCAGGACACATTCATCTTCTGCGCGATGGCTATCAGTTTTCTAT